CACGAAGGCGTGCACTCCCGCGAAATCCCCAAGCGGCGATGGTGGCTGGTAGGTCACCTCAATGGCGATGCCAAGCGGAGTATAGACCGGGACCGCCGAGACGATGGTGACCGGATTCGGCGGGCCGGGTAGCGCCGCGCCGGGCACTTGGGGGATATTCAGCGTGACGTGCGGGCTGTTGACCTTGTCGAGCGGCACGTCATAGGCTCGCGAGGCTGGGCACACGTAGATCGTCCAGTCTTCGGCTCCGGCGAGCGGTCCCGGCAGGGTAACCGCACACTGGCCGTAGCGGGCGGGCCGTCCGGCGTTGGGATCGCCGAGATAATCGAAGCGCCCCATGTGCCGCTCCTTGCCGTCGCCCGGAACGACATAGACGTTCACCGCCGCAAAGATATCGATGGGGTCGGGCGGGTCGTAGGTGATCTTGATGGTGGTGTCGAAGTCGGTTTGCGTGACTTCGGTCAGGAACGGCTGCCCGTTGATCGGCACGACGTTCTTGGGCACGAGTGATTTGACTGGCTCGACGGGTGGCGGTTCGGCGGGCACATCGGCGGGCTTCGGCCCGGCCACGAGGTCATACATCGAGTCAGTGGTGGTGCGGCCCTGAATATCGATCGAGAAGTCTTTGTTCAGCCGCCAGGAGGTGACGCGGAACTCGCCCGCGCCGCCGGGCATGTCGGGATGAGTCAGCGAGCACACCATGCCGGGCTCGGTGTTGAGGGCCAGGACGGTGGTGCGGAATGCGATCTGCCGCGCGGCCTTCCACTCGGCCGGCGTGATGCCGCCCAATTCTTCGCGCAGGCGCACGGTGATGATCCGGGCGGCTTGGGACTTGGAGGCCGTTCCTGAGAGATTGACGGTGGACTTCAGAAACAACGGTCCGGCGCCGCCGCCCAGTAGCTCGGCGTGGTCCGCGTCGTAGAGCGAAATCGAGTTGGCGACGTACTCGAATTCCTCGTCGGCGAAGTTGGCCGTCAGGTGATTGAAGCTGGGCTTGAGCGGCGCAAGCTGAAGGCTCCCGAATAGGATGTTGCCTTCGGTGAAGGCCTCAATCGCAGAGGAGTTCACCCGCACGCCAAATTTCAGCTTCCAGTTGCTGAACGTGTAATAGCCGAGGCAGTTGATCAGGACTTCCTGGAGCCAGTCGCGCAGCGGCTTCTCCTCTTGGAGCACGCCGCGAAACTTGAACTGCGTCTCAGTGCCATTGCCAATGAGCCTAGGAACCTGCTGGTCGCAGATCGCCGCAGCTGCAACAGCAGACTCAACATCGAACAATGTTTCAGCGTAATCCAATCTCCAATCCGAATCGCTTATCGCGCGGATTCCTCGCGCGCGCAGCAGCATATTCACGGCGATCCAGATCGGGTTGGTCAGCGCGTTTTGCCACGCACGGTTGCCGGGCGCGGTCCACGTCCAGCCGCCGAGGCCCTGCGCGACAACCACCTCCATTGCATGCTCGCTCAGACGCGATAGCTGCAAGCCTTTGGCGTCCGTGCGCCGGATCATCACGAAGGCCGTGCCGGCGGCGCGCTCGGCAATCACCGGAGCGTCCGAATCGAAGCCGAACGGCGTGGGATTCGGATCCGGACCCAGATTTTCTAGCAGCCCGAGCGGTCCGGGATAGCCGTGGTGCGGCTGGCCGTCGAGCTTGTGGCCCGTGCCATATGCGCATAGCGGTCCTTCTCCGACAACACCCACCGCCGCGTAGAAATCGCTCTCGTCGCGCCCCATAGCGATCTTTGCATTGACCGGCATAGGGGAGTCCGTGTAGATCTCGGGCACAACCTGGTCATAGATCGAGTCTGCGACCAGCGAGACTGAGGTGAGCGTTGAGCGGCCGAAGCCCCACACTCCAGTCGAATTGTCCTTAATTCGCACGCCCTGAGGCTTGGCAATGATGCCGCCGAAGTAGTTGTCCATGCCGTGCGAACGGCAGCCGTTTGGCGTGTCGAAACCCTTGTCGCATGACGTATGGGGTCCGATATATGGGCAGTTGTAGCTCTTGAATTGCTTCCAGCAGGTGCGGGAAATGCGGCGCGACGGATAGGGCAGATTGAGCTCGTAAAGGCCGTCTGCAGCCGTGACCTCGAATTCGGGCCCGCAATCTGTCGACCAATTTGTGATGATGCCGCACCACAGGTCGACCTTGATCCCGGTGCCAACGTGAAACAGGCTGAAGGCGATCTGCGCCCGATATAGGTCCGTGTCGTTGGCGAGATCCCTCATGACGCGATCCGCATTGCCAAACACAAACCTAGCCTCATCCGATTCGCCGCTAATTGATTGAGAGATTCCGTCCCATGAGAGCAGACGGGCCTGGTAGAGAGTTCCTACAATGCACCGCCTGTCGGAAAGAAATATGTCAGGATATCCCGGCTCCAAGAGCTGGATTTTGATGAGCGGAATAATCTCCTGCACCTGCGAGAGCAGCGCTGTCTGAAGCGCGGCTGGAGGGAATCGGTTAACTGTCAGGTTGAATGGGTAGGTCGGCGTTGTCTGCGGGATCTCGACGATCGTCACGCCAAGCGAGCATGCACAGTCGGAGATCATCTCCCAGGACAGCGGCTCGTTGGCGAAGCGGCAGATTACTGGATCTGTGCCGCTGCCGTCTTCGCGCGGCGCATTGAAGATGAACGCACCATATGGGCCGTAATGCTGCTCCCAAAAGTCGCGCAATGCAATTCGCTCAGCATCGCGCACCACCGCCTTGCGGATGGTCCAGCGCCGCGCGCCCGTGCCGAGCAGAAAGCGCTGCTCGATCTTGGCATTGCCACTGCCGAACTGATGAGCTACGACCTGGTGATCGCGGCGCATCTCGACCGGGTAATCGGGGACAAGAGGGAATGTTCCTGAGGGTGTAATCTCGGGAACCGGGATATTTCCGATATAGTCAGGCAAGCTCTACCACCTCGAGGCTCACATCCGCCCGGCCAAGGCCGACCGATTGACTCCACTCGCCGTTAAACCGAACCGTGTGGCGGCCCAGTAAGGCTTGACCCGTCGGATCGTGTGAGAACTTCGGGCTGGTCTCATAGGGGTCATAGAAGTAGAACGGCTCGGTGGGTCCCTTGCGGGCGTCGTAGAAGTCGCGCAGGGTTGCGAGTTGCGCCGGCGTGAGCCGCTTGGCCAGCCGCCAGCGTTTGCGGCTGCTGGTCGACTGAACGAACCGTTGCGATTCGCCGTTACGGTACTCGTTCTCAAGGACGGGATACTCTCGTTCGTGGACGAACGCGCGCGACAGGCTCGCCGGGAGCACGGTGAGCGGCGACGCATTTTGAACTGAGCCGGGCATCAGGCTGTCACCAGATCGAGGAGTCTCTGGTCTGGGCGCGCGCCGAGCTTTCGCGCCACGAAGCGGGTATAGTTGGCCGGATGGTTGCCATCTGCGGCGGGAGCATAGACGTGAAACATCTCCTCGATCGTCGGCGGCTTGCCTCGCGTGTACTTTCCGTCGAGGTACTGGCCGATGAGCACGCGCAGGACGCGCCAGCCCTCCTCAATCGCCCGGCGGCTTAGCTCCTCGTGCGAAGCTCCGGGATACCGCTCCGACGCCCAGGCGACGAAATCCACGTAGCCCTTCGATGTCGGGTACGGCCTGCCGGTTTTGTCTTTCCACTGGCGGATGTTTCCGGGATTCGCGTTGCGCTGGGCGAGGGTCGGCGGCGCAGCCGTGCGATAGAAGCCCTCCATCTCGGCAATGGCCTGGGCGATCTTCTCGATGAGTTCATTCCTGGTCATGACACGATCAATCCGGGGCTGAGTTGCAAGCCGGTCAGCTCGCGGCGGCCGGCGTTCTGCTTGGTTGCCGCTATTGTTGCGGACTGGACGGCGCGGGGATTCTCGACCACCACGCGCACCGTTTCCTTCTCGAAGAACTCTTTCGCGCCGGGCACGGTGATGTTGATCACCGTGGGCGCGGCGGCAGATGGCGTACCGCGTCCGATCTGGTCAAACGCAAGGCCGCTGCTGCTCGGCTGGAACAGCGCGCCGCCTCGCTCAACGAGCGACACGGGCTTGACCGTGGCCGGAAGCCCGGAGGTGCTCTGGCCTGTGGAAAGCGCGTAGAGTTCGACCAAGTCACGGACCTGCTGGCTCCGGATGGCCATGTCGAGGTTGCCGCCGAAGCCTTGTTTGGCGATGTTCACGATCTCGGCAAGGATGTTCTTCTCGCGGATGTCGACGCCGTAGGTCGCTTTGATCTTCTCGCGGGCATTTTCCTGCGCGCCTTTCACGAACAGGCGCACGAGCCCGGCCACGGCGCCCACTCCAGCGCCGATAGCCGCCCCAAACGGGCCGCCATATTTGAAGCCGATCATCGCGCCGCCGGCCGTGGTCATGGCGAGACCCGACACGCCGCCGCGTTGAAGGCCCATCATCGCCAATAGGCTGCCTCCCAGGACTGCGGCAGGAGAATGCCCGATGGCAGAAAGCTTCTGAGCGAAGGTCGCTGCCTGCCACGTGGTCGCGATGCCTGGGCCAAGAGGCACGCTGCCGCCAATGCCCAAGAACGACTTGATGCCGGCCAGGTAACTGACGCCCGCCGCGCCCAGGTTGACCCAAGGCGCGCCGCCGCCGACAGAGCCGCCACCCCCCATCACCACCGGTCCCGCGAAGCCGCTCGTGCCGCCCGGCGCGCCCGGAAGGCCAAACCCTCCAAGCGCCACACCGGTGCTTCCAAACACCGGCACGGCGCCGACGCCGACCAACCCGCCCAGCCTGCCGAGCGTGCCGCCGCCGGAAGCGCCTCCACCGGCCAGCGAGACGCGCGTACCGGTGAACAACTGCATCAGCATCGCGGCCACGCGGCTCGTAACGACGTCTTTGATCGCGGTGAGCAGCGCGGTCTTGAGCGAGTTGCCAATCGCCGACCAGATGGATTGCGACTTGGTGAGCAGCGCGTCGAAGACCCCTTCGGCCTGTCGCTTGAAGGAATCGAAGATGCGCTGGTTCTGGTCCCGAATCAGCTGCGCCTGGCGGATCGCCGCCGTCTCGCGTGCGCCCTGGATTGCGGCGTCAGTGGCTTCCTGCTGGAACCGCCGGATCTCATCCCGCTGCGCGGTGAGTTCGG